CACGCAGCACGGGGTAGTCCTCCTTTGCATATTCGCGTATGCGTATGTCAGAGCTGATCTCCATAGGTCTTGAATTTGCAAACAATGGCCTGGATGTGTAGAGGCATCGGCAGGTCTTGCTTCAGAATAAAGGTGGCGTCCATTTCGTAGTCGTGGTCGATCTTGAACTCTTTGATGCCTGAATACAATAACGGTGTAGCGTTTTCTCCGCTGTAGAACGTGACAGTATCGAAAGGCCCGTTTGCATCGGTGCCTACCTTCATGCCGTAAGAATCTCGCACGGCTACTGCTAGCTCTGTGATCTGCTTCTCCCGGCTGACGCTAGTGCCGTTTTGCATTTGCACCTCGAGTGCCATAGGCTCGAGCTGTGATTCATAGCTGATGCCTACAGAAATGTGTTCGTAATCTGTTGGATCCCCTTCTTGGTTAAGCTGTATAGCCCCGCTGGAAACTGTTCGTGGTGCCAGGACTGCGCCATTGGCGTATACCTGCACAGTCTCGCCTTCTAGGTGTCCGAGGCCGGTAACTTCTGTGATAGTTCCTGGGTTGAGCAATGTGAGGCCTGCGTCTACGTAGAAGTCTACGCTATCCTCGTCGGTGACTCGCTCCCAGTATGTTTCCCAGGATGCGCCTATGCCCGGTCTACTGGTTGCGGCTGGGGTGTGCGTAGACTTTGCTTTGTAGTTAATGCCGTCTTCGCTGGCTATGTCGCCTGCCGTGTATTGTCCCTGGATGACTTCCCAGTAGGTTGTCCAGGAAGCTCCTGTGCCTGGCTCGCGGTCTGATGCAGCCGTGTGTGCCAAGATACATTTGTATGGCAATCCATTGTGAACAGTCTCGTCGTTCAGCGCATAGGTTTGAAAGTTTTCGTCCCATTCAGACACTCCTGCTGCTGGGGCATTGTTTGCGCGTGCTGGCTTATCTTGCGCAGGAGTCCATATAAACCCGTTGTGCTGCACGTCAGGATCGCCAATCTCGTATATTGGGCTGGATGGCGAATAAGGAGTAGGTGTGCCTAAATCAGTTAACTCTTCCCAATAATCTGCGGTATGCGACCCTACTCCTGGCTCATCATTTGAAGAAGACGAGTGCGATTGAATGCACCGGTAAATTTTGTTGGCGGCAGAATTGTAGACGTAATCTGTGTCATAGCCATCTGCATCGTATTGGTAACTGTGTGCTAGCCCATTGTTTTGCCAAGACTCTACCAAGTGCCATTCGTGGTCAGTGTCAGATCCGCTTATAGCTCTAAGATAAGGCCTATTGTCGTTGTCAGATGTATACCAATCAGAAGAAGAATCTGTGTCGTGACTTACTGCGCAATACCAAACCTGTTGGTAATATGTTGCGTCAGTGTAATCTGCTACAAATGGCACACCATAAATTACGGAATCGTAACTTCCACCTGTGGATTTTCGCCAGAATACGACATCACCAACTTGCCAGGTATTGTCTATGAGTTGCCAATCACTTTCAGTAGTCGGTAATTCGTATAATGTCCAAGGCGTCATGCCGTATGTGTCTTGGTATAGCAGTGACCATGCATCCTCCAAAAAGAACCCATCTGGCTTTAACCGTTCTATGTAGCGAACTGTTGCGCCATTGATTGTGCGCTTTACGACTACCCATATCTGATCGTCTTGCCCTTTGACCTTGCGAACGGTTACGTCCTCGAACTGATCTGTCGTGCCAGTGCTGTGCCGGTGCCATCCTACTACGTCCTGGCCTTCGTCTAGTGTCAGGCCAATGAGCCTGCCGTCACGGGTGACTGCCCAAATGACCTGCTCTGGCTGCGATTGCAGTGCCATGCTTACGATGCCATCTCCTGTAATGTGCTCTGCCAACAAGGTAAGATCAGCAGTGTTGTATCCATCTGCCTCGAAGCTGTATGACATTTTCCTGACTACGCTGCCTCCACGCTGCACAAATACAGTCGCGTCATCAATTAGTATGGGGGCAATGTCGTCGCTGCCGTTGCCCGAGTGCCTCCTGGCACGCACGTTCGTCGGCGTGATAATGCCTTCCTCTTTGCTCGAAGAGATCACCCATTCGTCGCCTGTAGATCCGCACAGCAATGCCTTTTCACTTACCAGCCATTGGATGTCGTTTGCTTGGCCTGAGAGCAGCGTGTGCGTCCAGGATTGGTCGTCATTGTTGCCTGGCTCAAAGTTCTCGTAGTCATCCACCGCAGATGCCCAGATCGTCTGCTTGCGTGTTTCTGTGCTCGCAAACACAAGTCTCTGCTCATGGGTGCAAATTGTTTTAGGATACCCGTTTTTGTCGCTCCAGGCTCCTTCGCGCCACACAGCAGTAGCACCAGATTGCACCGGCTTAAATACTTCCACGGCTGCTATCCGGTCTGAGTTTACTTGGGTGACTTTTACTACCCCACGAATGTATGGCTCAGCAGTATCGATTAACGCAAAGCTGCCCGTGCCTGGTGTGTCAGATTGATTGTATTTAATCCGCATGCGCACAGCTTCGTCCTGTGTGCGCTCTACATCAAAGTTTGCGTCTTTGTCTGATGTGTATATGGCAAACTGCTCCCATCCTGCGCCTTTGCCTTCATTGATCTCGAGCGTGAACGTCCCTCCCCAGGTGCCTCCTGTGCTGAATCGGTATACGCCTTGCACCCAGATTTCTGGTGAGTATTTGCCATTGTTGGCAGAAGACGCCACGATCTTTGTTTCAAACTGATCTTTGGGTCGTTCGTGGCTAATCTGAAAATATGATCCTACGTGTCCTGGCACAAACAAGGCGTCTGATGCTGTAAGCGTTTGCGTAGTGCCTACATAGCCCACACGCCCGGTAGTCAAGGTAAGATCCTCGTCGAGGTTCTCTGTGTTCATTGGCGGGTAGCTCCAGGCTACTTGAGCAAACGTCCACACGTCGTCATTCAACCTTGTAAGCTTGTATGGCGGGTAATCAGGGTGGACAAAGTATGCCACGTTGTTGATCTGCTTGATGTCTATCTCAAACAAGTCTTCATCACCGTAGGGCGTAGTGACTGTCAGGTTGCCACCACCAGGTGCCTGGACGATCTGGTCGTTCTTGAAAAAGCGTATTTGCGTTGCCGTGATTTCCATCACGAACGTCTTTTCGATTGATATCTGAAACGTCTCGAGTCGCGTTTTGCCTGGCGCAGTTGCAGTGTAAGACAGTCCTGGCCTGCGCTTTGCGCTGCCGTATGGAGTGAGAGTAAAGTTGCGCAGCGTTCTGCACCCCGTGCGATATTTTTCTAAATCGCTACGGTAATACAGGAGAGGTGACATTTCGCCACCGGCAAATGACGGGATATTCTGAACAATCATCGGTCTAGTCCAGTGCTTGAACCATAGCTAGTGCGCCTAGCTTTTCTCAGGTAAGAGTCTGCCATGATCCTCATGATTGGGTTGTTGTTATCGGTCACGGTCTGGTGACCATTGTGCTCCTGCGCTGATGGCAGTGCCAGAGTTGTAAACATCTCCATTAGCTCTTGCTCTTTGGAGTCGCTGCCGGTCAATGGTCGCGCAATCAATGCCGCTAGCTGATACGCTAGGGCGTCCACATACAGCGGGTCAAACGTGGTAGTGTCTTGCTGGTCAAATACATACTCAATATTCACAGTGTCGGCAGGTGCGTCACTGGCAGTGTCCAGGTATAGCATCAGCTTGCCCTGTTGCACGTCGAAGTATTCTTTAGGCTCCCATACGTTCTCACCTTCGATTTCGACTAGCTTCAGGTGGTCTACAGGTAGCGTGTAAGATGCCTGCCACTTCCAAGCAGGCGCGGCTGCGTCCTTGGATAGGCCTACGAGCTTTTTGGCAAACTTCCACTGGGCCTTCATCAAGGTCACCCTGCGTGCGTGATCGTAGTTTTGCTTGCAGGTCCGGGCAGGCTTGCTGCCTTCGTCGTCAATAGAGTTGATGGGACTGACTCCAATCTTTTGGAGTGCAAGGTTAGCGATATCAGTTTTGCTCGTGCTCATTGGCGTATGTAAAAAAGAAGGGGGTCTGGGGACACAACTACCCAGACCCCCCGTGGTTACCGAAGTCTAAAAGACTTAGGAATACTTTTGCGGTTCGATGCGATTAGACACCAGGGGCGATGGCAATCAGGAAGCGCACCTTCTGACCAGCAGTAGGGCTGGTGATGGTGCCTAGCTCGGCCTGGAGCCACATGTCCTCGGTTTCTGCAACGTCGTCCTGCGCGATGGCTTGTGCAGCCCATGCGAAGTCGAATGCACCGCCAGCAGAGATGTTGATGGCAGTAGATACTGCGTCATCGTCATCAGTAGCGGATCCATCCACGTCGCATTTTATCAGACCGATCTTCGCAATGTTGAATGCAGTGCCGGGATTTTCAGCACTGATCTTGCAGAGATGCGGCACGACCTTCGCGTTTGCGGGGATCTTGCAGATGTTAATCAAATCACCGGAGGTCTCGTCAGTGCCACTGGTGAGTGTGTAAGTGGCATCGATGAACAGTAGGTTACCAGTTTGCTTATTACCAGCGTCGCGGCTCCAGGTATCGGCAGCTTCGACGGGGGTTTGCTTAGTGGCAACGTCAGTTACGTGAGTTGGCATGATGTATTATCCTTTCAGGTTAATGGTTCTAGTTCAGTGATTAGGATTCATCAGGGCGACTCATCACAGGAGACTTCGACGACTTTCTCTTCCTCAGTGCGAGTGGCACCGTGGCGACCCTTGGTGCGAACCTGGAGAGTCTCGTTCAAGTCATCACGCACGGAGAACTTAGTGCTCTTGCCGTTAGCAGCGAATGCGACACCGCAGGAGGTCATAGCGACACAGGTGCGGATATCAGTCGAGCTATCAAGAGACAGAAGCTGAGTGCGAATGAAGTGGAAGCCCATGAAGTGATCAACTTCGCCTTCGATCAGTGCCTTCACGTCGGCGTAGCGACTGTTGGAAACTTGATCGACGTTCACGAGGAGATCATCGAGCTGAACTTGCGAAACCAGGAAGAGCAGTCTGCTACCGAGCATCTTGCTGTTGTTCTGGCCTGCGGCTTCGTTAACACCCAGGATAGACTTGGCCTTGATGATCTTGGCCAGAGTCAGGCCGGAGTTGGATCCGGTTCCTCCGTGGATGTAGTTGACTGCCACCTTCTGGGTAGACGGGAGATCAACGGCTTCGTCGCCATCCTCGCCGACGTATGCGGTGCCAGTGGAGGCATCGATGACGGCTTGGTCGTAGGCGCGTTGGAAGGCCATTGCGTGCGACTCGACTACAGCACTACGAGGAGAGCTGACTTCGCCGAGAAGCTCTTCGTCCCATTCGTCCTCGTGGTAGACTTCGTCATAGGCGCGGAGCGAGAGCTTGCGCTTTGCGAAGGGTGTGTTGGACGGGATGGTTTTGCCCGAGCGTGTGGTGATAAGACGAGCAGTGCTCTTGCCGATGAAATTCAGCAGTTTGCGTTTGCCCTTAACGGTCTCCTGGCGAACCAAGGAGTGGATCCGACCTTCGCCTTGCTGCACAAGGTGCTGCCAGTTTTGATCGAACTGGTCGGTATAGTGTTGGGGGATAGTAGTATCCGACATTGGAGTGAGTTGGTTAGAATTAACGTGTCACTCTCGGGAAAAAATATAGCCCGAGAGCATTCAATACTCTCGGGCCTGGGCAATTTGCGGTGATCCACTACAAGGTGGGCCTGCTCGGGTGATCCGGTCTGTGGGATTCAATTAGCACGATTTTACGTATGCGGTCAACAGAAAACCCCTGGCCGACTTTGTGTAATCGACCAGGGGCGAGACAGGCGTGACCATTGCCGTCTAATTGCGTCAGGCTGAATAAGCCCTAAATGATACTGAGTGTCAATGCATTAGCTCATACCCATCCAGGTGCGAACCTTGTCCACAGTGGATTCATCGCCTGCCCAGTATTTTTTGTATTCTGGGTTGGCTTCGTTGTTGATGATGTCGTTAGCTTTAGCCTTGAAGGATGCGTTGCTGCCATCGTCGCCTTGGACAAGTTGGTCTTCGCGCATGCCGGTGCCTGCTTTTTCTAGGATCATCAGCACCTCTGCGTTGGCGAAGATCGGGTTACTTTGCAAAGCATCACTGTCATAGCCAAACGTCATGGCTGCACGCCGGGCTATTTCCAGCTTCTCGCTGAAGTCATTGCCACTGCCCCAGGATTTCTCCAATGTCTTTTTGTTTTCGGCTAAGTGGTTGGATGTAATCTCCTGCGCTTCAGTCTCATTGCTTTCTGCCATAGCATTCATGCGCTCCATGTCATAGGTAGCCAAGCGTGCAACTTGCTGCGGCGTGAGTCCAATTTCGTGCGCCAGGTTTGTAAACTGTTTTGCGTCTTCCTCAGAGAACTTGATCGACTCGTGCAATCCTTCAGGCGCAGTGAAGTTGTAACCTTCAGGAGTTTCTGGCCTGCCTAGCTTGGTAAAGAATGCGTCCCACTCTTCCTTCGGTGCGTCCTGGGCAGGCATGACCATTGCCTCGGCCTTAGAACCAAGAAGGGTTTGCAGGCTATGTGTGTGCTCCAAAGCGTGTATCGGGTTTTTGTATTTCCCGTAATGCTTGGAGTTTTCTTTAAACTTGTCGCGCTGCGCTTCTGGCAATCGGTCGATCCAATCCGGCACAAAGTTGCCTTCATCATCCAATAGCGAGCTAAACGCAAAGTCTCCACCTTTGCTGTTTGCTTGACTGTTGCTTGACTGTTGGCCTTCGCCTTCCTGTGTCTGATTGTCGTTACCTTGGCCGAAGATAGTTGAGTCCTGGCCTTCGCCAGTGCCTCCACCACCGTCGCTCCCGTCACCGCCTTCTTCGTTACGAAGGAATGAGTTAAACAAATGTTTGTATAGCATGTGTCTGAATTTCTATAGGTTGAAGTTACTTAGGCGTCCCAATCCATTGACTCGTCTAGCTCGACGTTGGTTTCAGGCTTTTCTGTCATGTGGGTTTTGCGACGTGTAAACGTGGCGTCTTTGTATCCGTTGAACTCTTCGACACCGGTTTCCTTGTTTAGCTCAAACACTGGCACCTGGCCTTCGCCTTTGTATCCGTATTTCTCTGCCCACTTTTCTGGCCGGTATTTCTTCAGCCACTCTACGTATGCCGGAGTCTTGTCCCCAAACTTAGGGTTTTTCTTTGGCACCGGTTGCCCGATCTTCTCGCCAAATGCCACGTCGTCTTGCCAATCCTTTTTGTATGCGATGGCTTCCTCCTGGGCTTCCTTCTCTACGCCTTTCATGTCAGCAGCGACCTGCTCTTCGGGCGTCAGCTTTGGACGTTCTGTGATCTCTGCCGCAGGCTCTTGCTCCGGCTTCGCATCTAATTGGTTATACCATCGGGTCACTGCCGATACGTATTTCTTAGATTCTGGCTTTAGCTTGATGTTGCCATCTTCATCGACTAGGCCAATGACTTCACCTTCACGGTGCAGCTTGCCCTTGTCGTCGATCATATACTTCTGGTTAGTCTCCATAGTCTTAGTTGTTTAGTGGTTGTGTTGCGTTGTTGTATTCTAGTTCTAAAAGTATTTGCAGGTAGTGAATGGCTTTTTCAATGTCCTGGCGTCCGTTCTTGTTGCGGTGACGGCAGACGTATTTGATTGCGTTAGCCTCGCAGAAGTTGAGGCCATTAACTTGGGAGAAATGAGTGGGTTGTATTTTAAGGTCTTTATAGTGACTCCCGCCTATTTGCTGTTTTAGTGCGTCCATTTTATTCCATGTCTGAGTCCATAATTTTTTGCCCTACAGCAGCCTTTTGCAGGATGCCATTGATCACCTGCCGTTGTCCGATCCATTCGTTCAAGTTGGCAGGCGGCGTGATGGTCTTAATGTGTCCATTGTGGTGTTCGACCGTGTCTTTAGCCGGGCCTGCGCTTTCCCACCCGATATCACGTTTCAGAGATTCCATGAATGCCTTGCCGTCTTTTGACTTTAGCAGGCGACAATACAGGCGTGACTCTACGCGATCCTGCTTAGACATCTTCTGCACAATCTGGTCTATGCTAATGTCCATCAGTCTTGGATCCTTTCGCTAAGGTGAGAATACGTAGCTATGCCGTTATCGTAAGTGAACTGCACGTCGCCAAGTTTTAGCACAGGTGTGTCGTCCAGGTAGATCACGGTCAGCTCCTGGTCGTCGTGCTCGGCACTGACTTCACGTTTGCATATGCACCGGTAACTTATGGCCTGGATCAATTCGTCCATATCCAGCTCTTCATCTTCTTTCAGCTCCTTGAGCATCTCGCGCCCGACGGCTTGCATAATGGCTTCCTCGGTCTTGCGCGTAACGAACTGAGTCACTGCCAGGATGCGGCTGCTGACTGTGTGTTCAATGTTGTCTTCTTCCTCAGAGGGAATGTCCTGCTGGTTCTCGGGCATGTTGTGTCGGGGTTGTTGTGTCTGGTGGTTATCCACCTAAGGCCTGCGCTACTCCTTGCATTTGCTCGGGGCTGACTGCGCCAATAGCTTGCGCTCCATCTTTGAGAGCTTGCATCTCTGCCTGCTGTGCCTGCATTGCTTGCTCTTGCTGGATCGCGTTTTGGTATTCTTCTGATGTAGATAGCCACTCTTCTCTGACGCCGAAGTTGCGTGCTACTCCTACACCGGCCACATGAGGTTTGAATATGTGGCGCACTGATGGATCCACTGCCATAAGCGGTTGGATTGCCTCCAGGGTATTCATGAGTCCATTGCTTTGCAGGCTGCGGATTGCTAGCGCGATGCGGCTAGTAAATGCAATGCGCGGTGGTCTGACGTGAGGCCCGAGCCTGTCTTCTGCCAAAACCTCGGGAGGAGGTTCTGGGAAACGTCCCTGCTTCATGTAGATGGAAAAGACACGTTGCAGCAATGGTTGTAGCCACTCTTCCTGCATGCGAATAAATGTAGGCGAAAACAGCACGAGCTTCTCGCTTGCGCGTTCTGCCACCTCTCTCGCAGTCATCTGCTTGTCCAGTTGGCTGAACATCTTGAACAGGTCATAGTGATAGGCGTCTTTGATCTCTTGCTCACGACGCTGTAGGCGTTCGATGCCAGGCTCGTATTTACCTTCATAGCCCCAAGTCTCGGGCTTGGCATTCTGGAAAGGATTGTAAACTGTAACACCACCAGGCCCAAGTGCTACGTCATTTGCCATGTTCGCAGGGATAAGCATGCGCGGGTAGAGAGCTACCTCTGCCATAGTGTCCATCATCTTCTCGAGGAAGTTGAGTTGACGAGCTGCTGGCAATGCCTGCCACCCCGGACACCAGCCGTATGGGTCAGTCCCCCACTTGAGGTATCTACTGCAAAAGAATGGGTGTTCGTCGTATCCGCTTTCTCGTAGCTCCCACTTTTCGTCGGGCATGAAATACGTAGACTCGAATGGTTTTTCTACGGCCTGGAATGAAGAGTAGTCTCGATTGTTGCGCGGCTTAACGCACTGGCACACTTTAAATTTGCGGGTGTAGCGTTCGTCCGGTTTGCCATACGCTTTGCGAGATTCTGGTGACAGCTTGTCTTCGCCAAACTTGCCGGCAATCTGGTCTGCGGTCATGTCGCGCTCCCAATACATGGTATCCACCATGCCTTCTGCATTTTCTGCCACACAGTAGCTGCCTGCTTGCGGCACCGCAAAGAATAGGCCTGACTTGCTGTTGATGCTCTCTTCGCAGAATATGGTGCCAATGCCAAAGCCTCCTCGGTCTAGGCATGCTTCATGTGCGCGTGTGTAGAAAGATGAAGTCGCCAGGCCTTCTGCCATGATCTCTCCTGCGCTCGCATACCATCTCCGGGTAGCGTCGTTATCCATGTCTCGTGGAGGTTCTGCGGTGAACCACCTTTCAGAGAATGGCATAGCGTAGGTCAACTGCCCGTGCGCCAGGGTCTGGTTGGCCTGCACAGCAGTTGTGTTGTAAAGCCGAGACTCTACTTCGCCATTAGGCGCATTAGTTTTTTGGGTGATGTATGCCTTACGTGGGCATGCCACCTCTGCGATCTCCTGGATAAATGAATCCCAGGATCCTCGTTCAGATTGGAGGGCCGAGTATACTCGGCAGAGCTTTTCAATATCCGCCATTAGAAAACATGGTAGACCCTGAGCCTAGCTTAGTGTTGCCTGCGCCTTCATTGAACATGGTATTACGGCCAGGATTCTTAGTAGCTGCATAGCCTCTGCGCTTCTTTTCTTTTTTGCGCTGCGAAGTTGCT